CAATATTTGATACATAAACAGCCATTATTTTATGTTGCTAACATACCTTTAGATATTTATATGAATTATTGATAGTAACTATTTACTCAAGAAATCTTTGAGTAAATTTTTTATTTCTTCAATGTCTTTTTTCATATCATCCAACTCTTTTTTACGTAAATTTTTTTGTGCTAAAGAATTTACGTATTGATTATAATTGGCAGTGTCGCAATTTATAATACTGCCAGTATCTTCATCTCGATATAGATTTGAATATCCCTTTACTTTTATCATCTTAGTGCAATTACTCTAAGGTCTGCTAAACGAGGTGCTTGTGCCTGATTTGAACTATTCATTACAATTTTGATACCATATCCAGTGAATAAATCTAAATTTTCAACTGTAAATTCATATTCTAAAAATTCTCCATCAAGACTTGCTTTAACTTTTGTGTCCGGCAATCCACTATTTTTAGATTGATCAACAACTAAAAATCCTTCAGTAGTCTCTTTCAAATTATTATATCCTGGAAATAGTTCATAAGATTGACTAATTTCACTAGAATCTGCTTTTATTGTAGTATAAAGAACTCTAAAATCAGAATCTCCTGGTCTTTCTGCAGCAATAATAACTTTTAGTCCAGAAGCTGGATTTTTAAGAGTGTTTATATTTGAATAATATACAGAAGCATGTGGATCGAATAATATTGAATTGACACGACTGTCACTGGAATAATCATCAATTGGATTGTTTAAACGAGATAGATTAAATTCTGTTCTTGCTTGATTAAGATCAAGTATTGGAGATAATGCACTATTAGGATCATTAGAATTAAATACGATTGCAGTAGTAAACGATTTCTTTCTTGGTAAAGAAGTCAAATATTCATTTTGATTTGCTTCTGATGCAACCATTCTTACCGAATTTAAAGAGTTTAATTCATTTAATTGAATTTGTTGATATCCACTATCATTAAACGAAACCTCATTTCCACTAACACTTGTTGCAGTTACAGTTCTGATTTGTCCAGTTACAGAAGTTGTTGAACCTGGTGTCAGAATGCCATATATTGGATTTACTGCATCATACATTATGTTTTGGGAAGCAGTAACATTATCCCCACCAATTAATTTTTCATCATTGAATGATAACTGGGGATCTCCTGCTGAAGATCCATCATTCAATCTTGAAGTTCCTTTATTAGATGACCTATCAATTCTTACATGATAGCTATCAATATCTACTGGGGAAGCAATAGAGGTTGTTATCCCATTAACTCTTCTTAATGAAACTCCACCAAATTCATATTTTTCTACATCCGTATCTATAAAGTGATTGATTGCAATAGTATTATCAATTCCTCTACCATTACTACTAATATTTAATATTCCGGATCCAACACCTTCATATTTGATAACTTCATTTCCAATTTTTACATATCCTGGATATGATCCAGAAACATTTTTCCCTTCAAAAGTTACGAAGTTTGATGTAGAAGCAACACTAATAGTAGATGTTTGATCAACATTTAGTTGGGAACTTAATACAGTTGTCGGAACATCGGATTTAATATTATCTACTACCAATTTATTAGTAGTAGAATACATTCCATGATTAAAATGATCTACCTTAAAATAATCACCAGAGTAGACTCCACCATCTGAAGAGGAACTTAAAATATTTGTTCCTGCAGCAGATACAATTGTAGAAGCATCACTATAATAACTAACAGCAGCACCTACAGCAAATTCTTTTCCACTACCACTACCACCAAATTGACCTTGAACATTTGAAAGATATAAAGTATTCAATCCTGATATTCCAGCAATTGTAACTGTAGCATCTCTACCAGTTTGTTTAGATGTTGTTGAAGTTTGAATGCCAACAACATCTCCAACTTGATATCCAGTTCCAAAATCAATAGTAGAGTGTCCAACTCCGGTAATAACTCCACTTGAATTTGTGTCTATAAGAAGTTTAAGATTTTCACCTTTTCCGGATACATTGTAAGTACTCACTATTTGATTACTAACACTTGCCGGATAATTCGCACCTGCATCTGTGAGACTAACACTACTAACAGAACTTCCCTGTCCAACAACAATAGCAGATCCTCCATTATTATTGACTCCGGCAAGTTTTCTGCCAACAGTTACAATACCAATAAAATTAGAATTTGTTGTTGTAACAATGCCAATTTTTCCTGTTTTTGGAAGAATAGTAATAGGATTATTATTTAACTTTCTAATATATCCATTACTTTCATCTAGTGGTGGGTTATAAAAATATACGGACCCTGTTGTTTGAGTAAATTCTGCTTTGTATAATTTAAATTTAAGATCTTGGTTTTGATCTGTTGTCCAAATAGAACCATTTTGAGATTTAAATAATGAACCAAGAGCAAACTGTTGAGTATAGATTACCTGATCAACATCTGGAAGAGATTGTGTATTAATAGTTTTTTCTCCCATAACTGCAGACCATACTTCATATTCATCACTTTGTGCAGAAATTAGAACAATCGCATATTCTCTTCCTGGTGACAGGAAAATAGGTTCTGGAAACTTGACATTAGTTGCAATTTCTCCAGTATCTGATGTTTGAATGAGTTGAGTTTCAACACCATTTTCATCAACAGATCTAGGTCTAAGAGTTACTGATGAATTACCAATAACTTCTAACGTAGGAGTTCCTAGTAATGTAGATCTAACTTGAACTGTAACAGGTGCAGTACCACTATCAATAGATGCAAAGTATATGTCTACAGAGGTTAAAAATACTCCATTCACATCATCTTCAGTATCAATATCAGATTTAACTTGAATATTTCCACCAACAGTAAAGGTTTGAGCAAGAGGATCAAAATATGCTACCTCAACACTTCCCCCACTAGTTGCATTTACAGTATTATTAATCGTAGTAGTTGTAGTATTTGTTGTTACCGTAGCTTGGAAGTTAATTAAGGTTGCATTTGCAGTATAATTTGTTTCCGCAAAAGAAACGGAATTACTTCCAGGCAATCCAGGGGTATTTGTAGAACTTGATGTAAGTTTATAAGTTTTTGTTCCTGTGGATATTCTTGTTGAAGGTCTTGGTGTTGCATTTGGATCTCTTAAGAAAAAAGATCCAATAAGATCTCCATAATTATCTGATATTAATCTAATATCTTTTACAAATGCAATTGCTTGGCTAGTTTGTCCCACCAACTGCATTCCACTTTCAAGATATCCAAAAAAGTCCCCTTGAGAATTTTGTGCAAGTGCTGCGGTATCTACATTAAGAATTTTTGATGTTGAATTGTAATTGTTGGATATGGTAGGATTATTTGGATTATACGGATTCTGATTGTAAATTGATGTTGGTGAATTAAAAGGTCCTAATTTATGATTCGGATTACAAACTCTAAATCTTATTCGTTCTTGACCATTAACAGTTCCAATTACAGTTTCTCCAATCCTAAATGCACCGGAAGAACCATTTCCAGTAAGTCCTTGATTATCAGAAATTTCAATTAGTTTAGGAACCAAATCAACAGCACTATTACCATCCAGAAATTGATAAAATCTGGTGTTTGGTTTGAGATTAGAAGCATTGAACTCAACATTTCTAGACCTCATAAATTCTTCATCAGGTGTACCAACCACCTCATTGCGAATAAATGTATCTACAGTATTAAAACTATCACTTGCAGTGCTACTAGCACTTGTAGTGCCACCAAGTGCCCCAGCAAAGTTTCTAAGTGCATTAGCTACTCCACCACCACCACCTCTAAATCTTGGAGCTAATGGAACATTGAAAGATCTATTTTGAGTAAGATTTAGATTATTGACAAGATTGACTTCTTGTGTAAAACTATTATTTACATTCACATCCTGCAATTGAACTGTTCTAGTCCAACTATCAACCTCTGGTTGTAATTTAACCACTCCATCATAAATGACAATATTGAAAGGGTTTACATTTTCTACTTTAGTTGCAAATGGTTGTTCTAGCCAATCAATTTCGTTATATGCAAGAGTTAATGCTCGACCAGTTTTTTGAATAGAAGAGTCTAATAAAATTAAATTTTCATCATTTAAATCTAGTTCTTGTGGTGACAAGTCATCTAAAGTTGCTACTAGTGAATCTAATGAATTTCTACTAATGTTTGGATTTAAAGTTCTAGTAGATTGATCAACCAAAGTTGTTGAAAGAAAGGTATCAAACTTAGAATTGTCGGAAAATGAGTCAACAAAGAAACCACTTTTAAATCTATCTCTACCTTCAGTATCTTGAATTCTCAAAGTGTTTGCATTTATTTCTAGAAGAGATAATGTTGTTACTCTTTCTAAATTTTCAACTCTATCTTCAATAATACCAATGTCTCTCATCGTGTATCTTCTATTGTCAGTTAAGACAATACCAGCATTAGATGTATTATAAAGATACGCAGGATATGCAATTGTTGCAAGTTCTATGAAATCCCCTCTCTTGCTAGGTGGTTTTGGATTTTTTGAGGAAATTCCTTTTTCAACAACAAAATTGCCAAGAATATCCAAATAAACTTTGTCCATTCTTGGAAGATAAAAACTTTGACTGACTATTGCATTCTCTTTTGGTGCTAATAATCTTAATGGAGAAGTATTAAATGCCGAAGTTCTAGCATTAAAATCATATGGTGATTTATCAGTTGTTACTGCAGGATTAAATATTGCCACTCTAGGTCTAAAGTCTAAAGTATCTGTTGCTCTAATGGATCCTCCAATATTTGGAATATCTTTAGAAAATCTTTCTGCATCATAACTATCGACGGTAAATACATCTCCAGAATCATCTGTTGGAACTGTATAGTGATCAAAAACTATTAATAAACGACGAGATGGTTCATGAATATTTTTTCTTCTCTCAATTCTTGAATAATCGTAATATTGATTTTTCTGTCCTCTGTTTAATACATATGATCCAGTTATATCATTATAATTGCCCTTTGTTATAGAATCAATTTGAGAATTAATTTTTGATTCCTCAAATACTACAGATTCACCTACGGAAAATTTGTTTTCGTTTAAATAAATAACTCCCAATTTATTTGTACTTCCTGACGAAGGAGATGTAGTGTTATTAGTAACAATTCTGGCTACAGTATTACTTTTAGTCCCTATAATATTTTCACCAATTAATGCATTTGCTCCAACATTTGATATGACTGGAAAATCAACTATATCTAAAGTCGGATTGGATTCATTTAGAGATTCATAAATTGAAAGAACCTTCACCACATCGGGATAATTTAATGATATTTCTTCGTCCTGAATTCTCAGACCATAATATTGATTATATGTTAACCCATCATTTTTAGAGGTTACGGCATTATTTCCAGACTCTTTTAATTTTGACCCATTTACAGATAAAATTCTACTTCTACTGTAAGTTTTAGTTTTACTTTGAATATTATTTTTCACTGCTGTTACATTAACAACAGTATCACTATTTGAAAGAGTGCTGTCTAAACCTCTAATAGTTACTGTATTTCCACTAATACTGAATGCATCCGAAGTAATCGTTCCTATACCTCCTCCACTATATCCAATACCAAATCTCTCTTGATCAAAATTAACCCAAGATACATCGCTAATACCACTAATATCACTAGTATTGATAGTTATAGTATTGTCAGAATTATCAACATCTTTTCCAATTAACTGTTCAGTAATGAATAATTGAGAATTAGAAAGATCAATACTAGAGGCATTCGGTTCTACTAAGGGTGCAAATAATGTTCCAGATCCTCTTACTATTGGTGCTCCTAAAAATCCATCAACTTGAATATTTGATGTTGGAAGTGTTCCATTAAATACTCCAGCAACACTTGATAGTGCAGAAATTTGAAATGATAATGCATCGGTTGCAATACTAGATATTCTATTAAAATACTCTAATGAAGAACCAGATTGTTGATATCTGATCACAGTATCAGTTCTAATACCAACAAAAGTTCTACCTGGAGAAGTTACTGTAGAGATACCTCCCCCAGTTGCAGTAATTGTTAATTCAGATACTGATCCTGGAAAATTAAATTTATCTAAAATTGAATCCGCTCGAAAATTGCTAGTCCCCCAACTGGGCCCAAAAGGTGATGTTTGTTTTACTGACTTAATGTTTTGAGTATTATATGCATGAACTTCAGTTATAGATCTTGAAGATTGTATTCCATTAATAATTAAACTTTCACCTTTTGCAAAAGTTCCAGAAGTTTGTCTTAAAAATATTTGATTTGATGACCCATCTGCTGTAGCAAATCCTGTTGATCCAGTACTATTTCCTTTAACAAAGAATGATTGTTTTATTTCATCTGAAGAAACAGATTGATTTAATGTTAATCTAGTATATGTCTGAATATCATACAATCTCAAATCCCAACTAGTTGCTGCATTAGAATATGCCGCATCAGTTAAACTAAATGAATATACTCTTGCTTCTCCAATTTGAGTCCCCAAACATCCAAATTGTGCATAAAGAGCGATTGTTTTTCTTACCTTTGCTACTCCAGTTACATTATTAACTCTCAGTATATTTCCCATTTCAAATGGGACTGTAGTATTCTTAATGTCTGCAGTATCTCTAGGTTTATCTACATCTACAATAGAAGTAGATACTTTTTCAATATCGTAACCTTGAACATATGCCTTTCCAGGTGATATTTTTAGTACTGCTAAACTTTCTGATGGAATATTTCCTTGATCTGTTGTTTCATTATTGAAAAAAGTTCCATCACTGCCTAATCTATCATTTAAAGATTCTTCTACATGTAAATCGAATTGATTTATGGTATAGTTGCCAGATTCGTCAAAAGTTCTCTCCGCAAGATAATCACGAATTCTATTATACTCAGTTTTGGTTGTAATTTTTTTAACTTTTCCATTTTTTACTCTAAGCAACTCTACAAAATCAGTATCATTTGAATCTGTTAGAGGTCTTTTTGTAAGTGATAAAGATATTTTTAATCTATCAGATCCTGGTGATGCATAATTTGTAAATCCTTTTGCATTATCAAATAAAGATTCATCTTCTTTTGCATTAATAATAGACTCATCAATTTTTAATCCAACTCTATACGATGGAGTATTTGTATAATAATCTAAAATAATTGTCTGCTTTGAAACTTTTACAAAATAACCCCTTATAAAAAATATTCCTTCTCCAATTGACGACGAAGATCCAATGTCGGTTGAATCTGAACTAATTGAAGACGCAAAAGGTGATCCTGCACTTATAGTCGTATTTCCATAAACAACATTTTCATTTGCTGATAATAATTCTCCATCAATAAACTGCGAAAATTCAAAATTTTCATCCGATTTTAAATATTTTACATATAGAGTTATATTATCTACTTCATTACTTTCTGACGGAAAAACTACCTTTTGAATTTTGGCAGTAATTCCAGAAACTTGCCCAGATATAGTTTTTCCAACAAAATTCTTAATGTATACTGATAAATCAACTCCAAATTGAGTCGTATTCACTTTAACGGAGTAGAATTGTCCGTCGTATCCAATATTTCCAGGAACAACAATCGATCCTTCTTTAAAAATATGATCCGCAAAATCTTCTACCTGATTTTGAAGTATAGATTGTAAAGTTGTTAGTTCTCTACTCTGAACAGGATATCCCGGTTTAAATAATACTTTTAAAAAATTTTTCGATGCATCAAAATCATCATAATATGGATTAATGTTTAAATTTGTTTTTTGCGACATTTTTCTTTAGAATTCCAGAATAATTTTGATGTCTTCTTTTTGCCTAGAGTCTCTTACAACAAGAGAACGATTGTCAATGTAAATAACATCTCCCGTGTTTTTATTTATCTCAGGATCAGCAACCCCTCCTGTGAAAGTTACTCCCAAATTAATTACTTTAGATCCAATTGTAGTTGTAATTCCAGTAAAATTTGTATCAACTGCTGCTGTAAAAGTTCCATCAGAAATTGTATTTGTTGTTGAGGCAAAACTTACAACATTTGCTTTATTAGTAACATCATTTCTGTCAGTTTGATCTAAAGTATTGCCAAAGTTTAAAGATCTATCTTGATAATATTTCAATACATTAGTCTCAGTATCATATGATGCTATATATCCTCTTGCAGTGCCAATTGAAGTAGACTGCTCAATTTTACCTCCAATAGTTGGACTATCACTAAAATCTGATGTTAATTTAATTGCTCCTAATGATGAATAATCACTCGCATTATAAAGAGACGTAGAATTATATTTTTCTGGATTTTTTATAATTCCTACCTGAGCAAATTTAGTATCTGTCGGAAAATCTCTTGTAGAATCATCAAATCTAGAATATGCAAGAACTTTATCCGAACCCAATTCCTCATATATGTTATATCCATGACCTCTTGATGGGGGTATTATTGGAATTAATTTTGCTGGATTTGAAATAGTGTCTGTTGCTCCATGTCCAAAATCAACAATTCCAAATGTATATCCACTACCACCAGAAACAACTGTTGTTTTAATAATAGTTCCAGATGTATTAACTTCTATGTTTACTTTTGCTCCTGATCCATCACCTTTAATATCGTAAGTACCTGCCGTATAAATACCACTTCCACCGTTCTCAATATACACATATTTTATTTGATTATTATTGATATTAGAATCTCCAGAATCTCTTACAGACTGAATTTGAAAATTATCTGACGTTAACCAACCACTCGGAAGAACAATATATTCTGTGGAATCAAATTTGATAATATCGGATGGTGATATAGTAAACAAATACTTCCAAAGATATCCATCTCCACTTGTTCCTGCAGAAGATACTTCTAAATCTGTAAATGTTGGTTCGTCCTGAGATGTATTTCCATTTAACTTTGATGCTCCTCCAATATCACCATGAGATCCATTATAGATGCATATATAAACTTTAAAGTCACTATTGACAATATAATAATTACTATCATAAAGTCTTGCACTTTGTGAAATGGGTGCTAAATTTGAAACACTATAATCATGACGATACATTTCATATCTATTATTTGAAACCCAATTAACTTTTTTTACAACTCTTCTAATATTTGAACTATTTAATTTTTTTCCAAATAATGCGGTATTTCTATAATGACTCAAATACTGTTGATTATCAATTGGACTTGGAGGGTTTGATGGGATATTTCCCCATGACGAAGTTCTGCCAAATCCTACAGGAGTGGATGTTGTTCCGGGATTTGAAAGTCCTAAAAATACATAATAATTATTGTCGGCACTTAAGACAGACTCTACAAAATTATTAGCATTAGCAATTCTAAATTGATCTGTTACTATAGCAGACATATTACACAATTTTTTTAAATATTTATATGGGTTAATTATCTTTTGTGTCGGGAAGTGCTCCTGTCAATCTAATACCTTCACCTCTTCTCTGAATTGTTGGGAAAGTTGACAATCCAACATCAACAGTTTTTCCGGAAACCCCAATAGAAATTGGAGCAGAAGATCTGGTAATTGTAGTAAATAATCCCCAAGAAAATTCACCAACATAATCTCCATCAGTGGAAAGTCCTGTTATATCAGTTCCAGAGTCTATATTGCAAGTAACGATACCAACAAAATCACCAGAACGGCTCAATTGGTTGATATAGTAAATATTATCTAAGAATGTAGTTCCAATACCAACTACAGCAGTATTTGAACTATCCACCGATGTAACACCAAATCCAATCATAGTGTCCTTAACAAATATTGGATACCCAACTTCTAGATCATTTCCAAAATTTGTTGTTCCCATATCGAGGAAAAACTTAAGTGCTAGTGGATGTCCACCAGATCCGGAAGTAGTTCCTATTCCCGTTATAATTCCAGAAAATCCTTTAATAAATTTAATTTGATTGAGATTTTCAATATTTGAATCTGGTAAAGGTGTGATTGTTATGGGATTTGTAGTATATCCAAATCCAGGATTTGTTATTGTAGTTCCAGTAATTACTCCATCAGTGACTGTTCCTGTAGCTTGAGCAGTAGTTCCAATACCAACACCAATTTGGAGTGGTGATTGGAACTTGATATTCACTGTCGATCCTACATATCCACTTCCACCATCTACAATTGTGAGTGAGGAAATTTTCCCACCACCAACGGATGCAGTGATATTAGCAGGGGAAGGATCTACTTTACCATCAACAATAATGCCTGCTACATTGTTATATGGGCCAGGAGCAGTTAAATCATAACCAAAATTACTTATATTATCAACAAAAATTCTGGAATCAGAAGTTGTAATATCTTTAATAATTTTTGCGGTTGGATAAATTTGAGCAATCGTAGATTGTCTTGTCTTGTAAACAAACTCTCCATTAATTACTCTATCAGTTTTTTGTTTTGTCCATGACATTGGTTTATGATTAACTTGATCAATACCTTGATCTACATACAAACTTGTCTCAAATTTGTCTGAAAAAGATATATCAAAAATTGTTCTTTGATCTTGAGTAATGGTTTCTATAATAGAATCATTTTTGAATACTTTAACATCATCACCCTTTTCTAATGTTGGAAGGACATTATTTACCTGTATGTCATCTATACCTCTAGTTCCTCTATAGTAGAAAATATCAATTTGATCTTCTGGTTTTGGTGGAACAGTAAATGCGAATGAAGTGCCCCCATCAAATACATAAGCAACACCAGGATCTTGAATGACACCATTCATAATAACGATCAATACATTTTGGAGTTCTATTACAGAATTTTCAGGTTTTTCGAAACTCAATATTGATCCATTATATTTAAGTGGAAATCTTATTCTAACTCCATCTTGAAAATTCTTAACAGAATCAATATAATCAAGTTCTCCAAATTGCCATGAACCAAAATTATCACTAAAAGTTTCTAATACTGTAAACTCATATTCCGAAATAGGAGATGTTAAATTTTTATCAACAACAAGTCCGACTGGTTTGAATACATCACCTTTTTTAAATGAATATCCAGATCTTGTTATAGAGAAATTTTTAACTTCAAAATAAGTTGATCCAATACCTGTTACAGAACTTTCATTAACATCAATATTCAATAACAATCCAATTCCAGTATCAGTCGTTGCTCCAACACCGACTCTAGAAACACCCACCACTTCAAGATTTTCATATGTTGGTTCGGAAACAAATATTTCTGGATTATTATATCCAGTTCCTCCAGCACTAACATTAAATGATAATGTTCCACCAGCACCAACAGATGCTGTTATTACAGCAACATCTCCAATATGATTATCTTCATGAACACTTATCCCAATCGATACTATTCCATTATATCCAGAACCATTATTATCAGAAATTCCAAGTCCAACAGATACAATTGAACCACCAGCACCAACGACAGCAGTTACTGCTGCACCAGCAAGAGGTGCGTATCCAAGTCCTCCAGTTGATCCTAAAGAAACAATAAGTCCTCCTCTAGGAATTTGATTTTGATTTATATCAGATTCAGAAACCAAAATACTATTAGGATTAATTACATCTGTTCTAATACCACTGAATATAATAGATGATATTCCTGTAGGTGATGTTTGTTCAATAATACGGAAATTATTTTCTGGATTATTTTCAGTTGTTGGGGTTTGAAATATTCCATTAATAAATACGAGTCCATTTCCACCAATTGTTCCGACACCACTAGTATTTGCCCCACCAACAGTGAGTGTAAATGTTCTACCAATTCCATTGAATCCATCAGAAATGTCATCATAAACTTCATTTGTAGTATAATCCTTCCTAAGAAATACTCTACCAGTAAAGTCTGATGTTTCAAATATTAAATTGTTATTAGTTCTCGTAATATTAGAATTTCCTCTAGGTGCTTTTGTAAAGAAAATACTATCATCAACAATATTATAAGATCCTTTGTAAATTCTAGATGATGTACCGTCTGTATGAGATGTTGCAGATGATCCAACAAATCCTCTCTCAACTTCTACTAGTTTTTGGGATCCTATATTTGTTATTGGTCCAATGTTTGAAGTTCCGAAACCAACATTGATAACTTTCATATATTCATTATCAATTCTCAATATATCGAGAGGAGATATGGTAGAAATGCCACTTAAAGCAAAAATAGTTGCTCCTATTGAAATGCTTCCACCATTTCCAGATAAATCTTGTGAAATTTTAGTGAAAGCAATTGGATACTGAACAATATTATCTATAGTGACGATAGCTTTTTCATTTTTCTTTGCCATCGCAAATACGTGAGCATTTCCTTCACCTACAGATGTAAATGTAACTGCCGATCCTGCTTTAGTTGTTGATATCGAAAAACTATCATCAGTATTAACAATCGCAAAAACTTGTGAAGGAAGTTCTTCATTTATAGAACCATTTTTATACATCATTGGAGTTGATCCAATACCGATAAAAGTTGATTTTGGAGTGTATATCAATTCTTCATTGTTACTAAAGAAATGACTATCGATTGAAAATTTGCCCGTTGATAGATCGAGAGTATCACTATCTGATGGATTAAACGATTTTGCAAAAATTGGAGTAGTATTTGATTTCAATACAAAATCATTCTTATTGATTCTACTTCCATTAATTGCTAGATATGAGGAAGTATTTACAGTTTCAATAGAGTTTCCATATAAAAGATTTGGTGCCTGATTAATAAGATCAACCGTAGTATATAAACATTCACTAAAAGAATTAATTTTTATATCTCCAGTAAAGTTAGAATCTGGATAAAACTTAACTAAAACATCATCTCCGGAATATTCTCCTCCAAAAGTTCCTACTCCTAGTGGAGTGGACTCTCCACTTGTACTTCCTATTGATAGTAATGAATATTGTTGAATGTAAATATCAGTAGTATCTTGAACCATCATAATTTGATGGATTGATTTTGTAGATCCAATACTAACTTCAACTAAAGATCTTGCAGAATCAAAAATGTTTTTATCTAAAATTAGGAACGAGGTAGAAACACCAGAAGTTGTTGCAGAAAAACCTGATTCATAAATTGCAGATCTTTCATTACCTGCAGGTTGATTTGGTAAAACGTATCTAAAGGTTCCAACACCAACAGAAGTTGTTCCAAATCCAACTATACGTGTATTAATAATTACATCTTCATCAGTATCATTAGAATACTTTAAATTAAATAATCCTGATCCAGAATCTATATCTGCTTCGAAAGATCCTATAAGATTACTTGATCTTGAAAAATCTTCCGTATCAAAATAGAATTCTGAAATATTTGTATCAGTTCCGTCATGAGTTACATATAATTCAACAAAGTTCATTTCATTAGTAACTTCTTTATAAACCTGTGCATTAACATGGAAAGAGGTAAACTTGTCAGTTGAGACTCCAATAATATTAGTTGTATTACCCGTAAGGGACACTTGACTGCGAGAAGTTAAATCAACAAACCCTATTGATATTGTGCCTACTCCAGTAATTTGGTTATTAAATTTTTTGTCAATATACTTAATATCATATTCAGTATTGTAAGGATCTTTGGGAGTGAATCTCAAATACTTATCATCAAATTCATCAATTTCTATCGAAAAATCACCATATTGTTCTCCAACTATTGTAGTAAATCCCGATCCTACATTAACTAAAGATTGTTTTTCTAAAATAGCAATATTATTATTAACTGAATTATTTAAAAATATTAAACTTGTTAACTGTATTTCATTTTTACCACTTATATCGGAAACTTTAAATAGGTAATTATTATAAGAATTTCCATCATTAATCTTTAATATGTTTTTATATGTAAAAGGTTCATCTTCAAAATTGGAGAATTGATTTGAAATATCATCTATCTTCAAAACAATATTGGATATAGATTCTTGATAATTTGTGAGTCTTTTATTTTTTAATTTTAAGAATTTTGATTTATTTTGTAAAATATCTACATCTGTCACAAAAGCAAAATTATTAACTGTATCAACTCTTTTTTCATCAATATAATTTCTTATAATAGTTGTTGAATCGGAAAAACTAGTAATTCCAACTTTTTCATCTCCATCAGAAATAATCTCCGTATCTGAGAAATTTTTAATGCCAACAGAATGAACTAAACTATTAATAGGTGTTCTAATATCATTCCATTGTTGTTTACTCTTAATAGAGTATGAAAGATTTTGATAGTAATCATTATCTTCAAGAACTTGGACACTTTCACTCAATTTTCCAGTTTCATTTTCCCAACCTTCAGATATTCTATTAGAAAATTTAATATCAAAAATTCCATCATAATTTACTAAGGATTCTATAGTAGCAACATTTCCTGTAGATTTGCCTACAATTACTTCATTAGAGGAAAGATTGTAAGAACCAAATACTTTGAGTGATCCGGAACTGTCGTAACCAATAACCTCAAGATCTCTTTCGATACCATTGGATAATAATTTTTCACCAACTTCAAATTCCGATGGAGATAATGAAATTAAAAAAGTTGGATAATTTGTTTTGGATATAATAGTTCCAAATGAATCTTGAATTGTTTTTGCAATTCCTGTATTTGTTCCTAATCCAGAAATATTAACTGTAACCTGATCATCATTTATTCCAGGTGTAAATTTATTTTCATATTTCGTTACTTCAAAAAACTTATATCCATAATCACTGGAATTAAATCCATCTCCGGTAACACTAAACTTTTCAATTCCCTCTATAAAAACTTTTTCGCCTGAAGTAAAAACATCTGTAGAGAACCCTGCAAGTGGTGTTGTTATAATACATGTAAAAATGCCAGTATTTGATGATTGAACTTCTTTAATACTAACTCCATTAGTATTATCAACAGTAAAAAGTTCTGCCGATTGATCGGATATTCCTTTGGGTAAAATATCAACAATTAAACTGGTGATTGAACTGCCAGTAATTTCTGGTATTATTAATCCACTATTCAATTCTGTTCTTGTATCATTATCTACAACAACAATTTGTGGTGGTGAAGTATATCCAGCACCCCCAGAAGTTATTGTCACAATACCAATTGTATTCGAATCTTTTAATTTAATTTTTGGAGATATAGAAACGTGTGGTCTTAAAGTTATATCCGAAGAATATTCAAAGTTTTCATTAATTATTCTTGTTTCTTCAATTTTTCCAATAGTATCAGAATTTAAAGAAACAGATAAATTTGTTCCACTTATTGTGTTTACATTTGAAAGTGATGGTAATTTTTTATATTCAGATCCACTAGATATAATATTAATTTTATTTACTGGACCAGAAGATGATGTTGAAGTTGTTGTATATTCTAAATTATCGCATTCTGAAGAAATATAATTTAATTTTTCTGGAGATTCTTGTAAAGAAATTTGAAAGCTAGTTGATCCTATACCAAAAACATCATAAGTTTGATTATAAACACTATCGATAAATAAAATTTCGGAGAAATTATTTACATTTCTATCAGAGGAACTTATATATCCAGATTTTTCTAAAGAATAATAAAGTCTTTCTGGCAATCCGGAACTATAATTAATGGTGAATGAAGCATTGGTTGATATTCCTATTGTTCCAACACCAACTGTACTAAAAGTTTCTGTAGAACCTGTTGATATAAACTCACTATTAAAATCTTGATCGTAATAAAGTTTAAACTCATATCCAGATAAAGAAGAATCCGATAAATCAAATACTAAATTATTATTTGCAATTGTTTGTATTTGTGGATTAATTGGTGATATTGATTGTGAAGGTCCTCCTGTAGAAGCAAAACTTACGACTATTGGAGGATTTTTTTGTGAATTAATATAAGTTTCACAGAATTTTATAGTATTTTCGTCAGTTTTATAAATGTAGTATTCTCTCTCAGTATTACCATCTTCGTAAAAAACTTTATCTCCTGTTATTAATCCATGTTCCGAAATAGTAATTTGATTAGTTATAGTATTGATTCCTGTAGAGTTAAACCCAATAGGATTAATCACAATACTATCAATTTTGGATTTGTAAATAACATTAACTGCTATTGAAGTTCCAATACCCACTGAAAGGTTTGGTTTCACATTCATAGTGATTGAATCACCCTTAACTAATCCATGCGAATAAGAAGTTGATATTGAAACAGTTGAGGTAATTTTCTCAATTTTTCCAAGTTTTTGTATGTTATTAGTATCGAAATAATAATTATCAACATTATCACCTCCTGTTATGAAGAAAACTTCATCGGAAGTGAGAGAAGTTTTTATCCCAATAGTGCTTGGAGACTTATTGACAGCATATACTGGTTCTGTTGTTGGAAGATTAAATGGGGTTCCTGTAGGAGATGTTGAAATTGAAATTGCATTATTGCCATTTTGACTAAATGTAAGTTTTTGATTAGTTTGAAGAAAATGATCTTTAATACTAATTCTTTGTGTAGGAATAGATCCTGATATTACCTCCTGACCAAAAGAATATGATACATTATGGCCAGTTCCTGCTGTTGTACCAAAACCAACCGATTCTTGTGGATTGAAGTACATTCTATTATTAACTTTAGACTCAAAATAATCTACGTTTTGATCAATTGTAAATGTTTTTGATTTAAATGATACTGCTGTTCCAACGGTATGTGCAATCCCAGAATTACCTCTTTTTACTCTAAAAATACTTTTATCTGAATATATGTTTAAAACTTCCAAAGTTTCAGTTCCAATTCCAATACTACTACCAGCAGAAACTCCTGCAGGAATCTGTGATACATATATTTCTGTTGTAGCTGCTCCGGAAGATGCAACTTCTGCCGTTAATCCTGCATTTGAAATAAATGGAATATTAACTTTAAAGGAATCATTCAATACAGAAAGATTTGAAGTACTAAATCCAGATATTAAAACATTATCATTGTTTGACAACGTATGAAAAGGAGAAATTGTTATATTTACTTTATTATCTCCACTCCAAGTAAATACGGCATCATTATAAACTTCATGTAAAGTATCAATTTTATCAACTTTTCTTCCTTTTAAAGATGAAACATTGGCATAAATTCCTCCACCGTCAGTATTATCATTATTGAATTTTAATAAATCGTTTACTTTATAATTATCTCCATTATTAATAACAGAAATATTGGAAACTGATCCTTTACTAATAGATTCAACTATTACTCTTTGTTTTTTAATTGCATCATTTTCAATAATAAAATCATTACTAGCGTTCTTTTCTAAAATTTTATACCCTAAAGTATTTCTAGAAAGAGATGAATTATTAAAATCAAATTTTTGATCTAAACTTTGATTTTCATCAATAGTATTTGATCTAAAAGAATCTCCAATAAAATATGGGAATTGTGGTTCTCCTGTAATTCCATCTACAATTGCATGGTATGCATAAACACCATTTGGAAAATCTTCTGTCTTTGCAAATCTTCCATTATTTTTGTCTAAATCTCCATTTTGATTATTATAAACATAATCTTCGACAAAAAATCCTAAAGGAAAATCAGATATAGATGGTCTGTCATAAACATTGGATATATTTGTAGTATAACCAGATGTCATGGTTTTAATACCAGAACTTACATTCTCCGGATCTACAGATGAATATGGTCCGTAAATAGGATTCCCATCATATGCCCATCCAATAATGTTAGACAAAGTTGTACCAGTGTCATTAAATGAGGATTGTAAATCTCCAAAATATGCAGTTACTGAGTATGATAATTCATCATTTATATCTTTTAATATTTCAGTTTGTTGTGTAGGTAATTTTTGAACTTGATTAACTGTAAGTTCTCTTATAGATGCGTCTAAAATTTCATTATTACCAGAAGAGATGACTTTAATTACAGTAGAAGTAGAATATCCTATTCCTGCATTAATAATCTTAATATCAGTAATTTTTTTATCAGAAATTACTGCTCTTAATTTGGCACCACTTCCCGATTCAGTTGGATCAGAAACAATCAAATCTGGAATTGAAGAATATTCAAGTCCTCCAAATTGTATATTTGTTTCATTGATAGATCCATTAACTATGATAGGAGTTATTTGAGCATCTCTACCAGTTTTAACCGTTAGAGAAGGTTTTTTCTCAAAATTGAGAATATTTGATCCATATCCAGTTCCTGGTTCATAAACGTAAATTTGTTCTATAGATCCTTTAACAACTGGTGTTGCTTCTATGGATTGAATTTGTGTCGATGTCCCGATACCAACTGCAGTAAACTCAATATTTGCTCTTATGTTTGGATATTTAAACTCTTGGAAACCATTTCCAGTACTATCCAGTTCTTCATAATTTTGTGTTTCATAATTCGTAATATTTGTTCCTCCAATACCAGCATCACATAATCTAAAAGAATTTTCATCAAGTTTTAAGACATAGTATTGATTTGCAGTTGTAAGTCCTGTTATTCCACTTGTTTCATAATTATATTCTATAATTTCACCACTGTTGAATCCATGATTATTAAAGTTTATTGTATTTTTTGTGGTAGAAATTCCTGCAGGTTTTACTAAGAGATTTCTATTCGTAAATGATCCTCCTTCTATTACTTTTATTTCCGAAATAGTATTATTTACAGATTCGGTTAAAAATTTATGAGTTCCACTTAATGAAGTTGTTGCAAAAGAAATTTGATTAGTTTCATTTGAATAATCATCAAAATTATTAAATAATCTTATTGTTGTGTTATTATCTACTTTTGCAAAATAATTTGCATTATTAGATAATTGAGATACTCCTATTCCAATACTAACACTTTCATTACCATTATTTCTATAAGTAATTTTTTGTCCATTCGAAAAATTGTGATTATTTAAAAATGTTAACTGATTTGTAGATGCACTTATGCCTCCACCTTGTGCAATTTCTCTTGCATCAAATAATACTTCTCTTCTTCTTTTAACCAATATTGGTTCGAAAGATCCTCCAGATCCATTTCCACCAATAATATTAACTGACAATACTTGTTCAATGTCAAAATTTTGTTTATCTACATCAATATCCGTTATTGTCCCACTTAAAACCGGTCGAACTAAAGATGTTATTCCAATACCAGCAGATACTTGTATATCTGGAGGATTGATAACATCAAAATTAATTCCACCGTTTAAGATTTTAATATTTTCAATTGGACCAGAGTAAATTTTATCTAAAGTTTTATAATTAGAAATTTCAACACCATTAATTAACATTCCAATTGATCCTGGAATTGTTTTTTGCCCAATTCCATTTTCAATATTGGGATTGAGAGTGAATTTTTTTAGAATTTTTTGGGGATTTAATGTTTCTGATTTTTGAGAATATAAAATAAAATTGTGAGTTTCTAATGTTGAGGTTGGTGATTTGAATTGAACACTATTTGCATCAGAATTAATAAAGGAAAGAGAATTATAAAGTTTTATTTTTTTAGTATCAGATAAAACCTTAACATAATATGAACCTTCTTCTAACCCATCTAGAGGTCTTCCAGATGGTCTATATTGAATTCTTTCTCCACTTATGAACGGAACAGGATTATCAAAGAAAATAGTAGTGTATAATCCAGTATTAGAATCAAGATCAATAATACTTCCAGAAGAAGACGAAATTGATATTGAATTAATTTCTTTTGTTATCTGATAAGCATATGAATTTGAAAATCCCCTTCCCCAGGATGGAAGTGAGTTTGAAGCTATGTATGCAAAGTTATCATCATCAACATACATATTCTGAACATCAGAAATAATACTATTATTTTGATATTTAAAATTAACATTAGCACTATTTGCTTTATTAATTTTTCTTCTTAACTTTATATTTTGTTCTAAATTTGGAGAAAAATTACTTAAATTTGATATAGAAACTGAATTTGATGTAATATTTGCATTTACGTATGGCAAGTCTGTAGTATTTGTAGGATATATTACATTATTTGTTTTTTCATCTATAAATTCTACAAAATCACCCTTTTTTAATTGTGATCTATCAACAGAAGTTTTTAATATGACACCAGTTGGATTTTGACCACCAATAAAACTATCAATTTTTATTGAAGAACTGGTATTATAGATCCAAGAATTTGCAAAAATTTCCCTATACGTTTTATTTTGTTCTGGATTTTCAATTAAAGTTCCAATACTCTTAACTGTTAAAATTTGATCTTCATCAACAGAAATTAAATCTGATTTTTGAATAAAATCTGAAAGAACACCATTCAATTTAAGAACAACTTTTTTCGATGTATCCCCATTTTCATAAGAAAAATATGTATTATCCGAAAAAATGTCTTCCGTAATAGTAATATTATCAACAATTCCAGAACATCCTAAAAACTGATTAACACTTTTATCAGAATATGTAATAGTATTATTTCCAGAATATATTGTTCCTGTCTGTTCAAATCCAATTGTAGAATCTACAGATATTACAGAAGCACCAATACTAACATTCTCTAAAACTTTTGAATTGGGAGTAATTGTAAAATTGCCCTGAACATTACTATTATCGCCATATCCAACAAATAATCCTATTTTAAAATATTGCTTTTGTCCTCTTGTAAATATTTCAACTGAAGATATTGAAGCATTTGTTGCAGAATCTGTTGATTTAGTTAATGTCTGTCCTACTATTTTTGTAATATCTCCACTAATAGATTCGGCGACACATATTTCCTTTCTAATGAAGTTTGCATCTGATGGTTTTATTAAATATTCTTCAAGATTAATTACTTTTGGAGTTTCTCCGTATAATACATTAAATAATATTCTAAAGGAATCATCAGTGCCTTTTGATTCGTAAAAAGATCTTGATTCTTTTATAAAGTTTCCGGCATTTATTTTAGGGTCAAAGACTCTATTTTCAAATCCAGGAGTATATGTATACTTTAATTTTTTATAAAATTCCTTTAAAAATAAAGAACTTAAATTATATACTGTAGAATTTGAACTATGAGAATTAGTAGTTGTATCTGAAAATATTAACTCTTCTTCATTTAAATCTTGATGATAACTAGTAATTCCACTAAAACCACGAATACATCCAGTAAAAGTATTTGTAGTGAGTCCAGTATATGTGATTATCTCATCGTCAATCTTCAACAATCCATATTCTTGAGGAAATCCTTTTGTATTAGGAACACTAATTATGGTACTATCAGTATTGATATCAAAAGATAGAGTTGTTGATCCTACAACTACTTCTGGAATTAAGTTATCTAATTTTAAATATTGATCCAGATTTTCTGCAATGTCAACAGGACCTCCCTGATATTCCTGAGAAATATAATATTGCTTTAAAAAATCTACTGCCTTTGGACTTTCACCTAGGACATATTCCGGTAATTGATTGGAAATTATGTCCTGAATCTTGATTCTAGATTCAATTCCAGTTTGTATCATATTACTTTCTAATTAAACTTCCGTTTGAATAACTTGATGTGTAAAAATCTCTATTAAAGACTGTACCTGATATTTCATCGCCGGATGAAATAACATCCTTAATCATATTTATTTTACTTGTTGCGATGTCAAAATTAAGATAGAGATCTCTTAATCCGACAACATCATTTGATTCTGGAAATGCTTGTATTTCTATAACGTTATTTGGTTTAACAGTTGATACAATATTTATTGTTCCTAAATTAATTTCACCTTTTATATAATCAACTGTTCCTGCAGATTTTGAAATAACTCTTATAGTTCCGTCCGATAAATCTTTGACAATAGAGAGAAGTCCAGTTTTTTTATCCTCATTTGGTACATCAGTCAAATAGACAATATCACTTTCTCCAGATATTCTAAATCCAGTAGATTTAATATTTTTTCCATCTTCAGACACATGGAACTGATTGCCAAAACATAATTCATACTGAGCAAACTGATTGAATAAGGCAAATAAATTTCTTCTTACTGTGACTCTAGTAATATTTGATGTAATAGAAGTGTCAGTATTATCAATGGTTCTTAAAACTTGACTATACCTCATTCTTCCTCCAAATTTATTCATATCAGTTGATTTAGAATAACTTGTAAGTGTATTAATTACTTTAGATTTTAAATTTTCTGGTGTTGATATCATTGAATCATTATAATAAATAAAGGATTCAATCTCAACATATAAAATTTTAAGATCTACGATTTTTTGATTTATTCCAGATATTGAATATTGTTTAAGTTTTGATAAAATTCTAGATTTATTAAACTCAGATACTAAAAATCCATTTTTAGGTTTAATTGAAATTTGAACGGTTCCAAACTCTGGAGGATCTAGTTCTTCACCACCAACAATAGATACAGATTCAGTATCTGGATATATTGTTTTGACAATTGATTCATAATCTCTCCCAGTAACTGCTCTATTTTGTGCAGAATATATTCTCGGAGCAAAATATTTAACAGAATCTACAGATTCAATATCTCCTCCATTTTGAGATGATTGATTTGTAATAACAGAAAATGGTTCCGGAGAAACTGAATTGTTATCACTATCGACTATATTTCCAGAAAATGAGAACCTATTAGCATTATTACCATCTTTTCCGTCAGTAACAAGATAATTTACGGTAACTACTTCTCCAGTCTCCAATTTTCTTCCAATTAAACCATCACCAAATAAAAGTTCATACTTTTCATCTTGAATTTCTTGAATTAGATACACATATGAGGACGCAGTAATATTATTGATATTATTGATTAATTCATATTCTGTCCCTAACCCGGAATCTCCTTCTTTTTTTACATATACTTTTATTGTTGATGTATCAATAAATGAATTATTAAGAATAAATTTTTGATCTAAAGATGAATCGACTAAGAATTGTTTAGTAAGAAATGTTCCTTCAAAAATCTCAATATTTTCAAATGTTGCGGTTCCTTGATTTGCTTGTCTTTGTATATCCTCTAATATTGAAAATGTATACGAAGTATCATTTGCATCTCCGACACAAACTAATCCTTTCTTTAATGTCAACGTTGGTGACAAAGATCCATTTACAGTCGTTGTAAAGGTCACAGATGCCTTTGCAGCACTTCTTGACTTGGGAACATACCCAATATTCCTAGCAAGAGAAACAACGTTCTCACGGAGTGTTGCAGAGTCCAAGAAAGACTCATTCACAACCATGTTTGAGTTGAATGCTGTTATGTAAGTATTATATGCTAAAGTATCAATCAATACTGAAAAATTAGAACCCTCAAAGTCAAATCCTGTGAAATCTGAATTTGCACGTAGATAATCTTTAATAGATTCTTTTATTTGATCGAAATCTAAATTGGTAAATTTTGTAAAAGGCATATTATCTTGTTGCCTCTAAAAGGAAAGAATATTCTTGTGTTGGAAACTCTTGACCAATAATATCAAATATTACGGTAACATCAAATGCATTACGGTCTGGTCTTGGTAGAACTTCGACTTGCAAATTATCGACTCTTGGTTCAAAATTATTGATGGATATTTGGATCTGATCACTAATTACGGAAGCTGTACCAAAATCAACAAACTCAAATAAACTTCCTCTTACGTCAGATCCAAATATTGAATTGAAGAACTTTTCGGTAGGTATTGTTTGAACAATATTTCTCACAGATCTACGAATTGCTGATTCATTTTTTAGAATCGGAAGGTCTTTTGTCACAGGATGGGGCTCAAAAGACAAACTAATGTCCTTAAATGCCCGTGATATCCTCTGAATTGCCATTGTTAAAGAGTTTTCTTAATTTTATTTATACTCTATTCCTGAAGATTTTTCTGTCCTTCCTTTAAATCATCATGCATAATCTCCTGAAGTACTCTTTCTTCAGGATCATTCGTTTTTTTGGGTAATGACCAGTAATCTGTGGTCAAACTTGTCGTTCCCCACACTTCTTGCATATAATTTTTATTTCTGTCTACTGGTGAATTGCCCATTTTACTCCTATTTTGTTAGAATAGAACTTTTTGAGGGGTTCCTATCCCTATTTTATTTATTTTTCACCCTCTTCGGATGAATTTTCACGTTCTTGTGCAGTCTTCCAAAAATATTCGTCCTCTCTACCCATTCCAAGTCGTTCAAATCCATTTTCAACTTGATAATATTGAGTCGAAACCTTAAAATCAGGCATTTTTGGTTCGACAGGTGTCAGACTATTGTCAAAAATACGTAATCTATTGTTTGGATATAGTGCATACTGTCCATTCTCAAGTTCAATCAGGTTATGAGACTTGTGTTCGGCAGGATTTTCACTGGTCGCCCAATCAACATAGTCCGGATCATGATGATAGTTATCAATAGTACAGACATACGTACCTTTTACATTACCAAAGTCCCTTGTATAACATTCAAAGTCCATTGAACCAATAAGTTTCTTATCCACCGAGACAACCCCGTAGTCCATACAATTCCAAAACTGTAGGTTTGGTAGGTTCATGTCCGGACTTGGTGTCTCAGGGTCCGCCACAAAGGCACTGATAGGCAATTTGTCATACATTGCCGCATATTCTGGTAGATAGGTCTCAAAATAAAAAGCACGTCCAGGAATCGATTTAACCGATACCCAGACGCCCTTTACAAATTCACCATGTCCACTTTGATGGTCCGTTAGATATTCCTTACGAACCCATACTTCCTGTGATGGAAGATTTGCAATCAAACATGCCATATAGTGACAATAAAACTACACTTATATATTAACCTCTTCCTTGTCCACGATACATCTTCTTTTTTCCGTTACGAGAAGTCGCGGCATATTTCGTGTGCTTACCACTCCCTTGACGAGTTTTCTTCGGTTTTCCTTCTATAAAACCATCACCACTTAATCCAACTCTTGAACGCATTGCCATAATAACTTCCTAATACTTTGTGATTTTTGTTTCTAAATCTTGTGGTCTTGGAAAACCTTTCTGATAATACTCTACCGAAAGGTTTTCCATCATATCAAAATACTCTTCCTCCGTCAAGTTCTTGCGTAATACTTTCCCTTTATGGAGAATTGTATACCTTGTCAGACTCATCAGATCACTCTTGTCTTCTCGTGTCCAACTCTGATACGTGGATCGCACCATATCTCAAATCCTGCTTCGATAGCATCGAGACAGAATGATACATCCTCTCCACACATATCCTGCACCTCTCCACTCTCAAAGACTTGCATCTTTGGAGCAAACCATGGATACTTCATACCAGAATGCTCAAAGACTCCGTGCTTAAGAAGTAACCATCCAAATCCTGCATAATCTACAGTAAATGGTTTGCGACGCTTCGAAATACTCTCCCCAGTCTCATGATTCATGACTCCACCATTATTACGGAAATCATCCTCTTCCATCCAATGTGCAACTGAAGTGGTCTTACCATCCTCTGTCATATACCATCCACTCGCAATGTCTTGGTCCATCAAAACTAATTGCCAAAACTTCTCAGATGAAAATACAATGTCACTATCAATCCATAATTGCCAATCATACTGCAACTTTCCGTCCCATGGAATTTGATCCGGTCCTCGCAATACATTCGCACCTAAACACTTACATCTGGCAAAATTTACCATCGAACTGTAATCTTGCGAAATCTGAATACTTGCTCCTGCCTGTACTAAATCAAAACAAAGTTGTACAAAGTTTTTGAGATACGTATAAGAAACTCCTCTACCTGGTAAACAAAAGACAATGGACTTGCCTTTTACCATTTCCTTTGCCTTCGCATAGTCCCATTCTGGACCACTCTCAGATGGTTTGGGTGTCTTTGCTTTTACTGTAAATCCTTTAGCCATAACTGTAAATGAACTTCTTCACTATCATAACACTCTATCTATACACCGTCAAGACCCCTCAAATCTCTTCGAGATCCTTAATAATAATACAATCATTCTCTACCTCGATATTTACTTCTGTTCCCTCGTACCACCCCTTCTCATCACATATCCATTCCGGTATCGTAATAACATGTTCCCCACTTACTGGGTCGATCTCTACAGTCGTAAAATTTTCTGCGGAATTTTTTTGCATATCTTTGAATCCTGTATCCGTTTTTTATATATGAAAACTTTTTTTTATTAGAGTATTATTGAGAACGGACTTTGGGTCGTTTATAGCTTAAAGTAGTAGGGGGGTTTTATATACGGGGCACGGCAACGCATAACATAAGGGGGGCATATACCCCCCACTGCTGTTTACGAACGAATGCCCATATCTATCAACTGCCTGCGAACTCCCCTTCTTACTTGATTCATAGCATGAGGGCATGATGGTGATGATGGGGCAGTATATGTAAATCCTACATAATGCCTAAAGACTAAATGTGTCCTTTGACGTTCTAAGTCATAACCCATAGAATCCATGAAGATGCGAACTTCTTTTTTGTATTTCATTGGAGAAAGTAAAGAGAAAAAAAACGAGAGAGTTGATCAACTCTCCAGAACCCAGGTTCCCAGTTCACCAGCATCTAGACGTTCGTTCATCAGTTCCCAGTAAGGGGAGGCAATGAACGCATCCAGCAATCCCAGGTGATGAACGAACCGCAAACCCTGTAACCAGGAAACGGTGCCATCCCATTCAGCAGAGGTGAGAAACTCATCCCAGATAAGGTCAGAACGCATGAGGTGCTTTGCTTGGTTCCTCCATATTCTACAGCATCGCACCCCCCTGCCAACCCCCTGAACGATAAGGGTTGCTGATGAGGGTGATAAGATTATTTGTCTACACTTTGGAACTTATTGTTGCTGAAATTGGCATAACTGAATTGCTCACGATTGACTAACTTAAATGTACCGAACTCATTGGAGTAGACATAACCCTCACCACCGATTGGAGTTTGTCCGATGTATGCCTTCGGTCCATTATTCCGACAG